TTTGAACGCTATTTTACTGGCTTAAGAATAAGTGGACCAGGAAACGTTGCCATCAAAAGGAGTTAACACATGGGCTATTACCCTGCTGGAATCATTATTACTGATACCAATGCACACACTGGTAGGTTTGGTAAGATTCATTGCTTATCTAATGCGACTGTAAGTCTTGTTTCTGATAACCTTACAGAGAATGGATCATCGACTATTAGTGCAATCGAGATGAAATCTTCTTCTGAAATAGAAGGAATTATTACAAGTATTACCCTCGCAAGTGGCACTGTAATAGCATATCGAGTCTAATGGCAAGTATAGGAAACGCATTTAAAAAAGCAGTACCAGGGATATTAAAGGCCACTGGTAGTGATGTAACAATAAGATTTGTAACAGTAGGAACTTACAATACAACGACAGGAGTTGCTGCTGAAAGTAATACAGACGTTACAGTAAAGGCTTTAGTAGATGACGTTGCAAGATCTGAGGTAAACGATCTAATAAATCAAGAAGATAAACGTATTCTTGTTGCGGCAAAAGATTTAACTTCAACACCCACAACAAAAGATAAGGTTGTTATTAGTAATGTGGTTCATCAGATTGTAGATATAAATACAGAGAAAGCATCTGGAGTATCAGTTACTTTTACATTATTTGTGAGGTCTTAATGGCTACTAAAACTCTTAATTTAGATCAGATTGGTAACTTTGCTGAAGATGAAGTTGAAAAACTTGTTGCTTTTGGTGCTAGTAGATTATTGCAAAAACTTAAAAGTAATAATGTTCCAATAGATGAATCAATTATGAGAATTGCATGGTTTCAAAGACCTGTCTCTAATTTAGAAATAGATTTAATAAATAAACTTGAATATGCAGAACCAGTAACCTTTGGAACAAATTTACCACCTACTTGGAAAAATGGTTATCAACTGACAACGGCATCAGGTAAAGCAATTCCAAAAGATTGGGCTAACAGATTTATTGAACAAACAATTAGAGATGTGAAAAAAGAGGCTGGCAAATAATGAACACAATTAATGAGATCAGGGCTGCAATAGAAGCAAGGTTAGCAACAGAAATGGCAAACGCACCAGTCTATACTGTCGCTTATCAAAATGTTCCGTTCACCCCACCAAACAACTCTAGCTGGGTACAATCAGCAATAATATTTGGTACGCATGAATCTGCAACGTTACAAGCACCCACAAGCGGTTACAACAAACATAACGGTGAATTGATAGTGAATGTATTTACACCTCAAGGAGCAGGGTCTGGGGCTAACTATACGATTGCAGAACGTGTAAAGGATTTATTTCATAGACAAACTGTCAGTCAGATCATTTTTGGTGATACAGTAGGACCAAGCCAAGTTTCACCTGCGAGTCCACAACCCTTTTTTCAAACAGAGTTGAGCTTTATTTTTGAAGCATGGTTACAATAGAATAAAATCTGTTTAATTTTTTAAAATGGCAACTGTATTATCTGGTACTACTGGGGCATTGTATTACAAACCAGCAGGTACAAAAGGAACCTTTGGAACGGCAAATGTTGTAATAGGAACTGAAACTATCACTGTAGAAACTTATCTAAATTTTAAAGTGGGTGATGGTGTTAAGTTTTCTGTTATTAATGCACAGACAGGTGGATCTGGAACTGGAACATTACCAGCAGGTTTAAATACCAGTGATACATTTTTTGTTATTGCATATACAGCAGCTACAGGTGCTTTACAGGTATCAGCAACTTTAGGTGGATCAGCAGTTAACATTACTGATGTTGGAACAGCAGCATCACCGAATGAATTTCAAGTTGCATATGCAGATTTTGCAGCAGTAGGAGAAGTTCAGTCATGGAGTTTTTCTATATCAAGAGAGCAAATAGATACAACAACTATCGGTCAGCAAAGTACTCAAGCAGTTCCATTTAGAACATTTGTTCCTGGTTTTGCTGATGGTGAAGGAACTGCAACTGTATTTGTTACAGATGAAGATTCTGCTTTAGCAAATAGAATGGTTGAAGATGTAATTCAAAGAAACCAAGTTGGTGCAGCGTTTAAACTTTATACTGATAAAAAAGGAACTGAGGCATTAAGTAGAAGTATTCAACTTGATGCAATGCTTTCAGATGCAGAATTTAATGTAAACCCAGATGATGCACAATCTGTAGAGATTACATTTAAACCAACTGAAGCACCAACCTTTGACTTCAGCACAAGTAGTTGATAAGTTAAATTAGTTAAAACAATTTATGGCAACCCCAAAACCCCGCCTTTCTCCTTTAGAGAAATTAAAAAAGGCTGCAAACTTGCAACCAATCAAAAGAGAAGTAACACTTACTGATGGCACTATCTTTGAATTTTGGTCAACACCATTAACAATGGCTGAAAGAGAAAGAGCACAGAAAGGAACTAAAGATGACCTAAATGCTTTTGCTTTGCAATTATTTATCCAGAAAGCAACAGACGAAAATGGAGTAAGAATGTTTGCTGCTGGTCATGCGGCTGAACTAAAAAACGAATGTAGAGATGCTGATTTACAGGCATTGATGCTTGCTGTTATTAGTGAAGCTGAATATGAGGAGGTTGATACAGACCCAAAAAAATAAAGCTGGAGCTAAAAAAAGATAATTTTCTTATGCTTCAGTTAGGAGTAGCTAAAGAATTAAAATATACATTATTAGAATTACAACAAAAAATGACCGTTGAAGAATTATTTATATGGTCTGCTTATTTTGGAATTTTAAATGATGAGCAAGAAAAAATGTTGAATAAATCCAAATTAAGGTAAACTAAAAATAGTTATTTTTTTATTGTGGCGAACGGAGAAGTTGGGATAAAAATTAAAGTATCGGCTAAAGATGCTGTAAATAATTTAAATAAATTAAAAACTTTAAGTACTAAACTGCAAACTTCTTTTAAAAAGGTAGAAACTGCTGCTGCAAGATTACAGAACAGAGCAGGAGCATCATTTCAAAAGTTTGGCAATAAAGTGCGAAATGTAAGAAGAAAAGTACAGGTAAATTTAGAGAAGATGAAAAGAAGTTTTAAAGGATTAAATAATATAGGAACATTAATTGGTGGTGCTGGTTTAGGCTTATTTGCAAAAGCATCAGTACAAACAGCAGCAAATGCACAGGCATTACAGTTGAGATTAAAATTATTAACACAAGAATTTGGCGAATATGAACAGGCACAGGATTTAGCAAGCAGAGCAGCAAGAACTTTTGGAATGTCTAATATTGAAGCTTTAGAAGGAGTTACTAACATTATTGGTCGTTTAAGACCTTTAGGATTATCACTAAAACAAATAGAAACTACATTTTTTGGTTTTAATACTGCTGCTAAATTAGCTGGAGTATCAACTGTTGAAGCGTCAAACGCATTTAGACAATTAGCACAAGCATTAGGTTCTGGAAGATTAGCTGGAGATGAATTTAGAAGTATATCTGAACAAGTACCAACAATTTTACAGCCAATAGCTGCTGAACTTAAAGTAACAGTTGGAGCATTAAAAGAATTAGGTGCTCAAGGTCTAATTACATCTGATGTCGTTATAAGAGCATTACAAAAAATTCAAACAGAAGGTGCTGGTAAAGTTGCTGGAATTATTACGCAATCTGATTTACAAGTTTTTAAAAATTTTAATAATGCATTGGAAAATTTAAGAGACACAGTTGGTAAAGGACTTAATGTTGTAGTCTTACCTTTAACAAAAAATATAACTAATTTAGTTAATGCTTTTAATGACGCTAATCCTATATTACAAGGAACTGCAATCTTTATAGGTGCAGTCGCAGGTGCTGCTGCGTTGGCTGTACCAGTAGTAGCAGGTCTTGCAGTTGCGATAAAAGGTATTGTTGGAGTTTTTACTACTGGAGCAGGTGCTGCTTTACTTGGTTTTTTTACATTAGCAAATTTACCTGTAATTGCTGCAATAGCTGGTTTAGGAGCAGCTTTTACAGGGTTAGCTATTGGTATTGGTAAAGCAAATGAAAAAAGAAAAGCTTTTCAAGATAAATTAGATTCTGGTAGTTTAAAAGTTTTAGAAGAAGCAAAATCAACTGAATTAAATACTATCGCACAACTTGAAAACTCAAACGCAAGAGGTATGGCAACTAAAGGAATACAAAGACAAATAAAAGAAGCTAGATCTAGAATAGATTTAATAAACGAAGAAATTGATAGATTAGATGTTTTA